TCTCTTTTCAATACGTTTTCAGGATAAATTCTACCATTAGCATTTTTGATACCATATTTTTGGAAAACGGCAGATACAATAAAATCATCTGGTATAACAAACTTGTGTCCTGCTTCAATATCTTCCTTAATTTGCTGTATTGTATCTCTTTTGGTTATAATATGCCCATCATGCTCAATGAGCAAGCCGTGTCCTGTTTGTCCTGCCTTAATCTCTGTTAACTGTTCTTTTTCACCTATATTATATATTGTTCTCATAAAACCATAATAAAAGATATATTCATTCTTTTATAAATAGTGCATATACAACAAAAAAAGCACTCCAAATGAATGAAGTGCCTTGTTTAATATTAAGGGAACTATATATCTGTTGACTCAAGTTCCTCTTTTTAATAACCTAAATTTTTACCAATTCGTCCTGCTTTATTGTATCCTTTAGCATCTAAACCTCTACCTCTTTCAAAATATTTTGAATAATCATCTGGGTACATTTTGTCTAACAAATCAATCTCGTTTTGTCCATTTCTTTCCCAATTACGAAGATTTCTTCTAAACCTTGCTTCTTGTTCATCATCTGTAATATCTCCATTAATACTGTCATCAGCATCCTTGTCCATTCTTAAACTTCTTAAATGTTTCATAGCAGCCCAATCTTCAGGATTATTTCCGTGAAGGGTTTCTCCACCAAATTCTACTTCATTCAATACTTTTCTAACTGATTCAGAAATCATATTTCTGAGTTCGCTTTCCGTTAATCTAATTGTTCTCTTCATATCTTTCTTGTAATTTATATCTTATTATAAATATAAATATTGACAAGAACGACAAAGTTATTCCCATTTGAGATTATACTTTCTGAACAATTCAATTAATTTTTCATCCAATGTGTCGGAAAGAGTTTTCAATATATCCCTATGTTCTTCCAATCTCAACTTGTTTTTGGGTTTTAGGAATATGTCATATCTCAAATGACTTGTCTTTTTATACTTAACGCTTTTCTCAGCAACATCAACAGAGAATATATAGTTCTTATCATAATTCGGATTCACATCCAAAATGTTTCTTGCAAAATCATCAAATTCAGAACTGATTGAAAGTATATCTTGTTCATATGTTTTCTTTATTTCAATTGGCGTTATTTTCACCTTTGCCCTTAAAAATACAACATTTGGTCTTTCTTCCGTTGTATTTGTACTTACATTTGCCACAAAATAATTATCCTTTTCCAAATCATAAACAACAGGTTTAAACCTTGGCCTTGACATCCCCTAAAAATAAAATATTTTATTAACTCATTTGCAAATATAATGCAAAAAGATGTTAAAACCAAATGTTTTTTAACTTTTTTTAACAAAAAATGCAACCTTTTTGGTTGCATTCCTTATATTTTATCTGTAATTCACATGCATATTTTCAAGATGGAATCGTGCAAGACGAGGATAATTCTCTCTTGACCAAAGTTCAACAACAAAATTGTCATTTGCGAATGTATGTGATTCACTATTTTCATCGAAGCCTAAATACTTCATTCCATATTTTTGTTCAAGCAATTTTTTTAAGAAAGCAAAATCAAGCACAACACCCCTATCATAAATATTATGAAAACCATATTCATCACGCAAGTCTTTCACAATATTTGAAGCAAGATTGTCTGCGTCTTCTTCCATGCATGCAGTGTTTAATTCGTCGTCATCTGTAATACCTGTGATGTTTCTGACTTGATTATTTGTCAAATCCATTTCATTCAACACTCTTCTGACGCTTTCTTTAATAATTCTTCTAACACTTTCTGCCAATGGCGTTTCTGTCGGCATTTGGGCATTTGCTTTTCTTCCGCGTCTTCCCTTTCTTAAAACGTATCTGAGGTTGTCAGCCCTGTTGTTATGATAGTTGCCATCAATGTGCTCAACATCATAGTCTTCTATATTACCCTCTGGTGCATCAAGCCAAGCATCTGCAACCATAGTATGTACTGGCGGAGTTGTTTTCTCCCACTCACCATCGGCTGTCTTTGCGTCCAAATGGAATTGTCTTGCTTTTCTTGTTGGTGCATCATAACCTGTTGATATTCGGCTTCTCATTGGGTCTTCATAATCAAGTGTTCTTAAACGTCCCATATTTGAAACTTCGTGACTTCTTGTATAATCAGTATTACCACTACGATATCTACCGGTATTCACAACAGGTCTCCATTCCTCTCCTTCCATTTCTTTTTCTACATCAGCAAATTTTTTATTGAGTTCCCTTACTCTTTCCAAGTAGTCCTGTTCCGTCTCACCTTCTTTTCTGCCAAGAAATTCTTTTTGCCTTTTAGGTTTTGCCTGTCTTGCAGCACCGCTACGCCCTTTTGCCTTATATACGAATTTTCCGCTTCCAACATATTCAAAATCATCAGGATTCAAGCCATATTTTGCTCTAATGATTTTTCTGCCCAATGCTTCACTACCGCCAATAACAATTGATTCTCCTGGCTTGAAAGTTTGTGCTTCATTTAAGACTTTCTTGAAAACATTGTTTACTATTGCTTTTATTCTATGTTTGTTCATTCTATGAATGTTTTTTTTAAAAAAAATTATTCTTCTATTGTGCTACAAATCTCCAACATTTCAGCACAAGTGATAATATTTTCACTTAATTTATTGGAATATGTTTTTGAATTTATGTTTTCATATATTTTATTCCAAGATTCTCTTTCGCTTTCTTCTGAAATTTGCATAGCACATTTTATTTTTTTAAGTGTCTCTTTTTTATAGTTCTCAAAGACTTCTTTTTTATTCGTCTTTGGATTTGCAAAAACATCAAGGAGTTTCTTTTCTTCATCATTTATGTTCTCCTGAATCTGTTTTTCTTCATTTTCCAATTCATCTTTGAAGCTTTCAAATGAAGGTGTTTTCTTTTCTTCATTAATATTCTTATTATTGTTTTCAATAAATTCAGCAATAACATTTTGTGCCTTGATAAATTCATTTACATTATCAAGTGTCTTTTCATTGAGAATTACATATTCAACCGCCTCATAAAGGTTTTCTACATCCTCTGGTATTTCTACAAATTCTTCAAGTTTATTTTCCCTAATCAGCCTAATAAGCTTTTCATTGGTTTTCTTAATTTGTTCTTTGTCATGCTTTCCAATAAGATTACAAGCCTCATTAACAAATTCCTTCACATTATCAACATCTTTTGTCTTCTCAAATAAATCATATATTTTAAATTGTTCATTAAGTAAAGGATTGTTTTTGATAAGGTCATATGCTTGTTTAATCACATGTTTTTTTGATTTGCTTTCATATAATTTATCTATATTTTGTTCAAACACATTATATATAACACCAAAGTTGCGTGATTCACCATACATCTGCTGAATGTTACCTTCTTCAGTATTTGCCATTTCATAGAATAAATCAAAATTTCGGTTTGCTTCCTTTCTATCACTTTCAAACCCCTCAATATCACCCTCTGCCAATTTCTTCAACGCTTGTTGCATTAATACAGAGCCTTTTTCTGAATATTCATTAAAATCTGCCATCTATATATAGTCTTTTAATATCTTATACTTTATAAATATCATTCTTCAACCAAATCGAAGTCCTTATTAATCTTTTCAAGTTGGGTTTTTAGGTCATTCATTTCTTCATTAAGAAAAAATGCTTTGTCATATATGTCAACTTTATTAGGTTTTTCTTTATCATCGACATTTTTTTCTAAAAGTCTCTTTTCGAGAATATCTGCATAATGTTTTGAACGTTTAAGTATATTATCCTTTATTCGCCTCTTTTCATTAATGACTTTTTTATCCATTTTCTTTAATAAGGCTTCTGTCAGATTTGGAGCAGGTGATTCACCACCTCCCGTATCAGGACCGCCACCAGTATCAGGACCACCGCCCATGTCAGGTCCACCAGCGCCATTTTCTTCTGCTGCCATGCCCATATCCATTTCACCTTCTGCGCCCATTTCTTCGCCTCCCATGTCTCCACCGTCACCGAAGTCCAAGCCGCCACCCATAGGCATTCCACCGCCACCAGACGGTCCACCGCCCATGCCGCCATCATCTTCCCCGCCGCCGCCATCATCGGTGTATTCGGCACCAGGTTCTCCATATATGTTATCAACGGCATCAAATAATCCGGTTTTCTTGATAATCTGCATTGTTTTCTGCAATTCTGCTGACAATGCCGTTTCAAGACGAAGTTCTTCAATATTCTGTTTTATTTCTTTATCAGACCATTTGAATATATGCTTCCAAGCCCACATCAATGAAGTAAGTGGCATACCACCACCTGGGTCTGATACTGCATCTTTTGCCGTTGTAATCTTCTTTGCGAGGTTTTCAAGTTCTAACATTTCAGCTTGTGAAGATGGGTTGTTCATTGTAAGTGTGAAATTATTCAATTCATCTTGGAAACCATTTATATATAAATGTATTATGGCAATCTTATTAAGTTCCATTAATAAAGATTGCTGTATTCTATTAACAGTTCTAGTAAAACGTACATCAAGCAATGAAAGATTTTTACCGTCACCTGTTGCTTCTTCAAAATTCAAGAATGATTTCGGAACTCTTAATGCTGTTAAGACCTTATTTTGCACAAATTTTATATCATCCATTGCCGTAAGATTCTGCGCACCTTGTAATGTCTCGATAGGACTTGAAGCATTATCATCACGTGTTGGAATAAAGAAATCCTCAGTCACATTCATAAATGACTTTCTCAAATCAATCTGTCCAGTCATTGGGTCTATGATTGGCTTTCTTTTGAAATTATTAGCTATTTCTTGTACATATGCCTGTACGTCAGCATCATCGATTGCACCGACATTAATCTTGAATACACGTCTTTCAATTGACCTGTCCAAACGATAAATCAACATCATGTCTTCCATCATTGACAGCATTCTCCAATGTCTTCTTGCCTTATTAAGTGCACTGCACCCATAAGGAAGAAATATTGAATCATAGAGTAACCTAAAATGTGCTATCTGCCAATTTCTGTATGGTATATATTCATTTTGACCAACCCAAGCAAACTTTGTGTCTTGTGGCGCATTTTCATCAACAGTGTTTATGTTTGTTATTGGTGAAGAATACGGGGAGTTCTGACCATTTTCCCAACGTTCCATTTCATATACTGGTAGTTGTTTCCATCCTAAAACACCATTTTTTGCATCTATGTTAAGCAACATAAATGTGTTACCGTATTTACACATACTTCTGCAAATCATTGGTAACATTATATGAATAGATAAACGATTTACAAACAAATCTTCAAGCACACTTTTAACACGGTCAGACCTTGAAGATATGTTTAACATAGTACTTTCATTTACATAACAAGCTTCCTCAGAATAAATGTCAAGAGCAGCACCGATTTCGGGAAATGCATCCATCAAATCGGCATCCCTATACATTAGTCTTACGTCATTTAAGCCTGCAAGTGATTGGTTTGTAATGTCATAATTAGCCTTAATCCATTGTTTCCCCAATAAGGCTTGCTGTTTTGCTTGCAACAGTTTCCGATTATACTCATCTTTTGTTGTCGCTGTTGCTATAATATCTGAATTATTTGACGAAACAATATTATAATTATTTGTCATATAATTTTTCTGCGTATTTCCGTTAGACAGGACTTTTTGAAGTCGTTGAAAAACGGTTAATTTTTCATTGGGCATTGCTTTCTTATATTATACATTATTATATAAATATAAGAAACAATTCATTATTTTTTCAAGGCTTTTTCCATACAAATCTGTATAGCCCGCAATTCCATACCTTATAAAATTCCAATTTGTCAGTCATTTCATTTTCATCCTTTTTTTGTATTGACCAAATTTGTTTTGTTAATCTTATATCCACCAAGCATAATGCAAGCATTGATAAAGTTTGTATCATCTTGTTTGGCATCATTTCCGAAAGGACTGAATTTTCTTGCCATTTCCTTATTATTCACTGATATATTTACATTTTCTTCAAGATGTCTTGTATTCAAATCAGTATTATTGGCGTTATTAACAACCCAAGACTTTACAATTGAACTGTCCTTTTTCTTTAATTTATCACTTTTCAGCATATAATATAGCATGACAAACAATCCCATGGCAAGACAAGTAAGATTATCATCATGAGCACCGTCCATATGGTCTGGACGTCCATTCTTAAATATCCAAGTATCAAGTTCCGAAATAACCCTTTCGCTTCTTACTCTAAATGAATTGTTCTTTAACATTTCAACAAAATTTGAAATCATTTGTATACGCAATGCGTTACTTCTGAAACCAGGAAGTTTTTCATCATCTTTTTTGTTAAATAATTTCTTTGCGTAGTCATTGGTATATGTTTTAAGTGAAGCTGTTTCATCATAATATAAATTGGGATAACCAAGGTTCTGTAATGTCAACACAACCGAATCACCATAACCACCAATACATTCAACAACAGCAAGTGCATTGTTATATGCTCTACCGTATTTATCAGCCAATGCGCCAATCTCTTCACCATTTAGTTTCCCATTATATTCAAGCACTTGATTGAAATATGGCAATCCGTTTTCATCAATGGCATCAACATCTATGATTTCAATTGAAGAAGAGTCTTCTCCACTACCAGAAGATGGGTCTATTGCCATTATGTATCTATGTTCAGGGTTTGGGTCTTCCCATATCCAAGTTTCTCTTATAAAGATGTCTCTTAATTTCCAATCATCTGTAATTTTTATGACATTCTGTTTTCTTTGTGATTCAATTGTATCAACAGGTACTACGTTATCCGAAGAACCCAAGAATGATACAAGAAGTTCCTGCGCAATTTTCTGACTATCGTTGTTAAATGTTTTACACATGTTTTCAAACCAAGGAGAAGTCGGTGTCCATCCTTCTTTTTCCAAGTTTCTCCAACGTTCTTCGTCATAAATAATATTTCCCTTTTTGTCAATAACTGTGTCAACATTCCATTCAGTTTCACCAGTTTTTTCGTTTTTCTTATACCATTTAAGATTTCTATTATATCTTGGGTCTTGAAACCATCTAAATTCTACTGGATGAAAATTGTTTTCACCGCGTAGAGCCTTAGAATAAATTCCATAATATAACTGGTCTTTACCATTTGGAGTAGATACTAAAAAACATTTTGCGTCCACAACAGCGGACATAGCAGCTGCTGCACTTGAAAAAGTCGCCATTCCGGACTCGATGAAGGCGCATTCGTCTATAACCAAGCACGTAATACTACTAACACCACGAGCTGCGTTTGGGCTTGAAGCACGTGCATAAATTTTACATTTATTGAAAAGTTCAATATAGCCTTTATTTTTTTTAACATAAATTGATTTTTTATTTTTTTCACTATCGGGGTCTGGTGAATAAAACTCATTTCCCCACATCCATCTTGGTACTTGGTCTAAAAAATTGGTTATTTTATTTGTTAATTCAACAGCTTGTTCAAGTTTATTTGCAATACACAATACATTTTCCGGTGAACCCTTTTTCATAAAAACACATTGTCCGGCAATCCAAGCAGCGGATAATGTAGTGATACCACACTGTCTTGGTTTAATTGCAACTAAGTTATTGTATTTAACAGTACTTTGTAAATAAACTTTTTGCCTTGGAAAGAGTTTAAATGGTACATCCATTCTTTCCATAGCATTAAATGTAGAAAGATAGTTTTCTATAAAATATATTCTTGATTTATCTTGGTAACACTTTAAATATTCTTCTTTAAAATTAAACATGTGACAAATGTAAACGTTTTAACCATTTATATTTTTTAATCCACCCCATAATCAATACCCTACTATAACAAGACGGATTTTCTTCTCTAAAATCTTTTAAAAATATTAGGATTTGTTCTTTATTTAGTATTCATAATCATCTGTTATTAATTCTTCGGAAGTGAAATAATCGTCATCTGTTAACAATTCTTCTGGTTCAAAACATTCTTCATCATCTACAAGTATTGTAGAATCATTCTTTGTCTTTATGTAGTCATTAAAATCATCTTTATCCTTATTATATGTTATTTTATCAACAACATCAATTATAATTTGTCTTCCTTTTTTTGTTTTGGCAAAAATTTCTTTCAACGTATCATTAAATTCCTCGCAATCCATTTCAGACAATTCCATTAAGAAGAAATTCACCCCAATATCAATTAAATCAATATCACATCTTTTAGCTTCATGTTCAATAAGTTTCCATAAAGCATAACCAATTCTCATATCCCAAAGTTCTGCAAGTTTAAAATCTGCTTTGCTTGTGACATATTTTGCCTTTTCAATATCTTGTGGCAAACCATTTGATACCGCAAGTTCCAATAAGCCTTTTATTGTTTCTTCAACCAAAATAGGAAATAACAGCCCTTCAGCATTAATTATTGGAAATTCATTTTCAGAAGTCACGGTTACATCAACTTTACCGCCATCCATAGTCTCCTTTTCATTCAACGAATTTTTCTCATAATACAAAAGCAAAGTGTTCAAATCAATAATTTTCTTATACAATGATGGTAATTCTGGACTTATGTCAAATATATCCTTGATATAATTCCAAATATATCTTGTATAATACATTGCCGCACCAGTAACCAATACATTTAGCATCCTTCTTTTGTATATCTCATCACTGAGTCTGTTCATATCTGAAATATCTTCAAATGAAAAATCTTCCTTTGTCTTTTCTGGCAACAGTCTTTGATTATCTGTATTTACATGGTCAACTATTTTCATTTCAAGCGTGATTGTATCTGACGGAATCTGAAACAATTCTGTTACAATTCTTGCACACAATTGTTCAAGTTGCTCTATATTCTTACTTTCAATCTTTTTGCATTGTGACAACATAGTTGACAATTCGTTTTTGGCTGTTTCATAATTTTCAATCATTGTCTTTTCAGACAGTTCATTGAAAACCTTTGTCAATAATTCAACTAAAAACAAATCATCATCTTCGGGTGGAAAAGAAGGATGCTCGCCCAAAGAAGTGTGGTTGTCTCTTAACGCCTTTAATATATGTGATGGTAACTTGCTCATTTTCTAATAAAGATTTATTGAAATTTCTTGATAAAGTCCTTTACTGTATATAAGTTGGAATCCTTTTTTAATACTTTCAAACGGTTTTCTTGAAGTTGCTTTTTGGTAATGATTTTGCTTTCGCTCATTGAACTGCTATTGTCTTGTGCCTGATTGCTATTTGAGACGATTTGCGTATTTGGTGATTTTGGGTTATTTGCTGCAACTTGGAAATTTTTGTCGGCATTCGGAACTATTTTTTCCAAATCATTTTTTGTCTGTTCCACAGCCTTTGTTGGGTCATCACCACTTCCGTCTGTTTTGGCTTGAACTGTGAATTTACCTGTTGGTAAAATTCCCTCTTTCATTACTCTTTTATATTGTTCTTCTGTAATGCAAAACTTTCTTCCCATTATTATATGATTTTAATATGTTATTCTTCTTTATAAATATGTTTTTATTTTCAATTTGTTTCAATAAAAATGCAGCCGTTTCCGACTGCATTATCATTTACTTTCTTTTAAAAGTGAAAGGACTTGTCCTATATGTATTATTCTTGGGGTCTTTTTCTTGTTTTGGTTTTTCTTCCCCGTTTTTAATATTGTTGAGGATATTATTTGTAATTTCTTTTATATGTCCTTTCTTTTTAAATCTACCATATGATTCTGCCATTGGTGGCTGTTGCATATTTTGACCTTGTGGTGGCTGTTGCATCATATCTTGACCCTGTGGCTGTTGTACGTCACCACCCATTTGTGCATCTTGTTGTTCATCTCCTTCCATTGAAAAATCTTCGTCAGATTTTACTTTATCAAGTATTTCATCGGCATCTTCTTCTGAAAGTCCTTTCATTGCTTGTTTGATTATCATTCCTGCAACATATTTGTTCAAATCAACATCTGCTTGACCATTGTTATCGGTATATTTCTGTAATGTCTGACTAAGTTTTCCTGTTAATTGCTGAATATACTTCTTTGGGTCTTGTTCTTCATCTGCTTCGACACCTGCGTCAAAATTTGTGTCAAATTGGTTTGGCATTTCACCACCCATTCCACCATCCATTGGTGGCTGTTGCATCATATCTTGACCTTGTGGCATGAAATTACCACCCATGTCATTCCCCATTTCTGGCTGCATGTCCATAGGTGGCATATCCATAGGCATATTCTGCGAACTATTGTTCACCTTTAAAACCTTACGCTCACTTAAACTTTTTTTTTATTTCCAAAAATCTTTTTTGCAAGATTCTCATAAATACTGTTGACAACCTCATCAAAAGGAGAACTGTCACCAATCTGTTTTGCATATGGTTCTTCGCCTTGTACAGATTCATCATCCCACTCTCTTGCACCGTTGATAGCGACTTCCTTGTTAGGAGGCGTTGTCATTGGCTGCTTTCTCCAAGCAGGGTGTTTACTCCAAGCTTTAAGTTTGTCTTCTGACAATCTTCTACGTCTGTTTTCCCACAAACTGTCATCAAAATCATCATCAAACTTATTCCAATCGGTTTCCCAATTTTCAAGACCTCTCATACCTCTGTTATTATAACGCTTACTATCTTCTTCGTCGCTATCGAGGTCAATTTCAAATTCGTCTTCTGGTTTTTCCCAATCATCTTCAATTTCAACGTCATCGTCATCATCTTCCACTTCTGGGAAAGGTGGTTCATCATCAAAATCATCGTCAAAACCAGCGGCATCATCCGCTTCAACGTCTTCATTTACGTTCTTAACAAATGGGTCTCCGTCCTCTGTTTCAACATCGGTTGTTCCGGGAGTTGGGCTACCTTGGTCGTTTGGATGGTCATAAACAACAGAATCGCCATTGCCTTCTTTGATAACTGGGTCGGTATCAGCCTCGGTTTGGTTGCTCTTCTCACCAAGTTCAACATCAAATGGCTCAGAAGAGCCAACATGTGTGCCGTGACTGGTATCCATGTAATTCTTGTTGTCATTCCAAGCAAGAACTTGTTCCTCTGTCAATTTAAGACGTATCTTTTTATCTTTGCTTTCGTTAACTCTTACAACTTTGCCACCACTTGGATGTTGTGAAGCAACATTATTCTTTGGCTCATAAGTCTTTTCATTTGTCAAATCTTCTGAATCTGTCTTGACGTTTGGCTTCTTGTCGGATTGCATATTCTTTTCAACAGAAGATTTACCATCTTTATCATATGGCGTACCAGCTGTTTCATGATTATGGTTTTCCTTTTTGAAATCCTTTTCACCATTTGCCACACCTGATTGTGTGAAAGGTGCGTTAACATCTTTATCACTTGGATTCTTTGCAGGTGCTTCTGGAATTGTGTGTTCAGAAGGTACACTGCCAACAGACTTACCGATTTCGCCTTCAGTAAGAATACTGTTAATATTGTTTGTAAGTGTCTTGAAACGGTCAATTTCCTTACGCATGCTTTCTGTAATGCTATCTTCCCAATCTGCCTTGACCGTAGGTGCTTCAATAATAATCTTATCTTTCTTATTAACTGTTTCATTAATTGCCATGAGTTTCAAATCAAGTGCATTTGAAGCCTTTGAATAGGAAGTATATTCATTTTCCTTTCTGTTATTATAGCCACCTATGTAGTCAAAATCCTCTGCAAGCACTTCTGTATCTTTCTGAGGTGCTTCCATTATATAATACTTTGTTGATTCACGGATAATGCCATATGTCTTACCATTTGCGGCCTTTCTCTTGAACTCAACAACAGGCTTTGAAGCGTTTGAATGATTTTCATTAACGCTGCCAAAATTTATGAGACGTTGCATTGTAGCAAGCTGTTCTTCTGCTGATTGTTTCTTAATCATGATTATTATATTATTTAAAAAACTATAGTTATTATATTATAAATATTATTGTAAATGTAAAAAAATATCAAAGACTAAGTTGTACTTGGTCAAAAGCCATACATTTTCATTGTTTCCTTATTCCACCCACTATCCAATAACACAAGATGTTCTTTTCCATTTCTTATTGTAAGACCCCAATTTTCAAGTGATGTCATATCACCGACAGGTATGTCATAATTAATGATATATTCATATATATCCCTTAATGTACCGGATTTATCGTTTCTGAAATAAACTTCCAATGAATTTTCATCTGCTTCTCCTTTCTTTATTCTTTCCATTTTTTCAATAAGGATATAAAATGACGTAATATCCATGCCCAAACATTGCTGTATATCTTCTTTTGTTGCTGGTAACACATATTCCATTATTATGAATAGATTATTTGGACTGCTATAATATATAAGTGGGAAAAGTCTGAAATTTGACTTGTTTGTATTACTTTCAACTTTATTTTGCTGTAAGCCATAATCATTATAGGCTACTTTGATGCATCTTCCATCATCCATTTGGAAAACAGCCCTTGAACTTCCATCTCCTATTTGTTTTCCAAGATGTTCCCTGCAATACCAAAATACATCCGAAGGGTTATCCATGTGACTTAGTTCCTTTATTGAGAAACTATCGTCCATAGCCTCGTTTATTGTATTTTTCTTCTTGCCGTAACTTTCCTTAATTGAATTGACCTTATTATATACATTATTTATTATTTCCCAAATCTTATCAAGATAACCACTTCTTCTTAAGACTTTCCATATAATATTATATGTTCCCATTTCCCCATGTTTTTCAAGTGATTCTTTTCTCTGTTTGACAAGTTTATCAAACATTCTTTTCATTTTGTCACTTAAAACCTCCAATTTATGATTATCCTTTTCTTTTGATAAATCTTCATAGACATCATCTATTTGTGTTATGAGTTTTGCCGAAATCTCCTTAATCCTTTCCTCATTTAATTCTGCATCTTGGAAATCATTCGGTTCAACAATCCATTTGTTTTTCTCCAATGAATATATACCCGAATTTGGATTCTTGTTATTTACGTCTTCAACATACATTTCAACAGGAAAGCCATATATTTTCAAACCATCATGTTCTTCAGACCATAATTGCTTTTTACTATCAAAATAATCCTTTACAAAATCCGTCTTTTTCCAAACATCTTTATAATCAACCAAAATATGTACATCAACATCAGAATATTTTGACCAATTATAATTTGCAATTGAACCAGTCAATACAATGTCCTTTGGCTTAACCCACTTTATGTTCATTGAATCATAAAATTCATCAGCCAAATCAAGAAGTTTCAATCTTACTCTTGAATTTATCTTTCCGTTAATCCAAAATTTTGGATTTAACTTGTCTTGTATCTCAAACGACTTCAAGTTAATGTCATCTGCTTCAACTTCTGTGAGTTGACCTTCCATTATGCCACCACAATCTCCCGCTGAAACATTCAACATTATATCTTGTCTTACATATTGCTTTTTATCTTTCTTCATTATTTACAATATTTTTGGCACAAAATATGCATCATTTATTAATGTTTGTTAAAATCAGACGATTTATCAAAAATAAATATCAAAAAATTTGGTAGTTTCAAAAATTATACTTACCTTTGCACTTGATATTTGAAACAAATGTATTTTTAAACTTAAAACAATAGTAAAATGGCAGACAAACAGCAACAGTCAAAGGAAGAGATTGAAGAGATTAAGAAGCAAATGCGTGACCTTATGAACGTGGTCACACCAAAACATTTGTATGATTATCTTAATCAGCATGTAATCGGACAGGAAGAAGCGAAGAAACTTATTTCTGTTGCCGTATACAACCACTACAAGCGTTTTTGTGATTCAATCTATGGTTATACCAATGATGTTGAAGACAATCCTTATAAGGATGTCACAATCGAAAAGAGCAATGTAATTTGTGCAGGACCTACAGGGTGTGGTAAAACCTATATGCTCCGTATGCTTGCCAAGTATCTTAATATACCTTTCTATATTGCAGATTCAAGTAGTTTCACACAAGCAGGTTATGTGGGTGATGACGTGGAAAATTGTGTACTTGGTGCTTTGCGCGACTGTAACTTCAATGTACAAGCAGCAGAGCATGCAATTATTGTACTTGATGAGTTTGATAAACTTTCAA